AAACCGTCAACGGCGCGATCACGCTGAACATGCTGCGCCGCATGGTCAAGCTACTGATGGCGAACCACGCCCGCCCGATCACCACCGTCTTGAAGGCTTCGGCCAACTACGACACCTCGGCAGTCGCCGCCGGCTACATCTGGTACGGCCACACCGATCTGGAATCGGACATCCGCGATCTGCCAGGCTTCGTCCCGGTCGAGAAGTACGCGACCGGCCAAGCGATGCCGAACGAAATCGGCAAGGTGGAAAAGATCCGCTTCATCACCTCGCCTGAGTTCGTGTCGATTCAGGACGTAGGCGCTGCTGTTGGCGTCACCGGCCTGTATTCGACCAACGGCACCAACATTGACGTGTACCAGTTCATTCTGTGCGGCGCCGATGCATGGTCGCAGATCGCGTTGCGCGGCAAGGGTGCTACGGACCCTACCCTGCTGTTGCCAGGCCAGAAATCGAAGTCGGACCCGCACGGTCAGCGCGGCTACTACGGCGCTATCTGGTATAAAGCTGTCATGTTGGAGAATGATGGATGGTTGATTACAGGCAACGTTGGCAACCGTACCTTGGCTTAAATAGAGGGCATTTGACCATCATTTAGTATCGGACAGAACAATTACCAGCTGATATAATTCGACCTCAACAATAGATGAGGTCGGTATGCCAGTCGATAAAGTTTGTCAGCAATGCGGTAAGGATTTCCAAACGCCAAATAGGCGGTCGGAGCTTGTCAAGTATTGTTCAATTCCATGTAGATCAGCAGCGCACCGGGAAATTCATAAGTGCGAATGCTGTGGCGAGGAATTCAGCAGGAAGAAAAGTGACAACCCTGATTCTGCGAAGAAGTATTGCTCAAAAGCGTGTGATCTAGCATCTAGAAAGGGTCGCAAGCATGCGGTTGATCCGGATGCTGCGCAACACTTTAGAGATTGTGAGTACTGCAAAACATCGTTCAAGGTAACTGCTCAGCGCAAGGACACAGCGAGGTTTTGTTCGATCAAATGCAAGTCTGAAAGTCCAGAATTCCGAAAGGAAAGATCGGAAATTCAGATGGGTGAGAAAAGTTGGAGATGGGGTGGCGGCAAGTATCATACCCATGAGGGTTATGTTACGAAAAGAGTGGATGACGGGAGTCGCCCACTTGAGCACCGACATGTTTTATTCAATGAGATGATGCGGATTGATCCTAATCACCCGTTCATTATCGAGGTCAATGGAGTCAAGAAGTTGAATCCAGAGATTGAGGTTCATCACATTGATCGAGATAGGTCGAACAACACCATGCCAAATCTGCTTGCTGTAACTAAATATGCTCATTCGCAGATTCATCACAGAAACCGCAAGCCCAATCCATGGGAATGCTGGCCGTCCAACCCTGAAAGTTGGTAAGTCCAAATCATAGCCAAGCCGCCTACGGGCGGTTTTTTCATAAGGAACCAACATGGATAGCAGTATCACTCAAATCCTGCAAGCCGGCATTGCCAGCGAGCGCGACCGCCAACCACTACGCACGATCTTTGGAGCCGTGGCGCACTGTATTTCTGCGCAGTCGCTTACTTCCGCTGGGCTGGTCATCAAGGCTGGAGCAAGCCCTATCGTCAAGACCGGCGCGTCGACATACTACGCTGTCGCTCGCGGCATCTTGGTATCCAAGGCTGCGGCAACCGATATGCCGGCGCTGGTCGGCACTATCGCCAACGGCACTTTCAACGTGTTCGGGTTCTACATCGACCTGAACGGCGTTGTAACCAGCGGCATGGGAACGGCGGGCGCTTCGCTGGGCCGCGTCAAGTTCCCGCCGCTGCCGCCGTCGCAAGCGATGATCGGCTTCATCATCATCAACCCAACCGGCACCGGGAGTTTCGTGGGCGGCACTACCGCGCTTGACGATGCCACCGTTGCGCCAAACACGGCCTATATCAGCACTTTGGGCCAATTCGATACGACCATTCTGGTCAATGGATAAGGAACCATCATGAACGATCTGAGCAATCTTACCCAGACCTTCACCACCACGGTGTCGGCGCTGGCGGCGGGCACCACCACCACCTACAGCACCACGGGCACCACCAACTACTGCATCAAGGGCAAGGCTTACGCCAAGGCCGCAGTAACCAACGGCGCTACGCCGACGCTGGACGGCAACACCGGCGTGGCGTTCAAGCCGGTGCCAATCGGTTCGGCGTCGGTCTTCGTCTACGGCTTCAATGCCGCCGGCGCGGTCGTCGTCGTGCAGGGCGGCATTGAGCCGCAAGACGTGACCGGCAACATCGCGCGCGCGCCGCAGTTCCCGATCATCCCGGACACCATCTCGCCGATCGGCTATCAAGTTGTTCGTTTGGCGCCGGCTACCGCAGCGGTTCCAGCTGTCGCGGCATGGACGTTCGGCGTGTCGAACAACAGCGCCGTGACTGGTGTGACGTACGCCTTTCAATCGGTGATGATGCTTCCTGATCGTCCTCAGTCTGTTTAACGTAATCGAATCGTAGTACCACAAGGCCGGTCAGTTGATCGGCCTTTTTCTTTCCTTATAGGAGTAGTCGAATAATGGACGCAAAGAATAATCAGGTAGTCAAAGGACAACGCGAAACCCACAGTGAAGATGTGAAGATCGGACAACGCGGCTCGCGCGATCTGAATCTTCCTGTTGAGAGCGAATCGCTCATCGCGCTGGGTGAAGGCCTGGAAGATAACCCAGAGGCATACCATGAAGCGCTTTCTTTCACGGAAGAGCCTGTAACGATCATCATCAGTAAATCGAGCGAGAAGAACGCGCCGACTACGGTTCAGTGCTGGGTCAATGGCAAGGGTGCGGAGCACTACCGCAATGGTAAGTGGCTGCAATGTGGTTGGCTGCCTATAGGCCAGCGGGTAACTACCCGCCGCAAGTATGTGGAGGTTCTGGCGCGCGCACGGGGCGAGACGATCAGCACCCGCGTCGTAAAGCATGAGAACCACGAGGATAACTTGGCCGACCGCACGGCAAGCACGAAGTATCCATTCTCCATCCAGGGCGACAGCGCCAAGGGTAGCGAATGGCTTAACACTATCCTGATGGAGCAATAACACAATGAACTTCCTCGCTTTGACTCAAAAGTTGGTCGAAAAGTGCGGCATGTCTGGCAACGGTCCGGTTTCGGTTGCTGGGCAGACTGGCGAGATGAAGCGGGCGGTTAATTGGATCAACGAGGCATGGCTCAACATCCAAGAAATGCGCGAGGACTGGGATTGGATGCGCGGCTCTGTCTCGTTTCAGACTGTTCCGCAGAAGGCCGCGTACACGGCGCAAGAGGCCGGTATCAGTGACCTAGCGGAATGGCTGATGAACACGAGTATTTGCAGCTTCCGCACATACGATACGAATGTCGGCGTAGCCAGTGAGATTTTCCTTAACTTCATCAATTACAACAACTATCGCGACACGTATTTGTACGGGAACATGCGCCTTTCGTATGCGCGCCCGCTGTACGTGACGGTGACGCCGGACATGTCGATCGCGCTGGGCCAGATCCCGGACAGTGCGAATTACACCATCGTCGGCGACTATTTCAAGACGCCATCGCAGATGACGCTTGACGCCGATATACCAGCGCTGCCTAGCCGCTTCCACATGCTCATCGTCTACCAGGCGATGATTTACTATGGCGAGTACGAGCAGGATGACTACGTGCGCCAGACCGCCAAGGAGAATTTCAATGCGATGCTCAGCCGCATGACGGTTGCGCAGTTGCCTGAAATGGTAGCAGGTGGCGCCCTTGCCTAGTCCTAAAATCCAGACCGAGTACTTCGCGATGCAGGGCGGGCTAAACCTCGTCTCGCCAGCGCTGACCATTCCGCCGGGTATGGTGATCGACTGCAATAACTTCGAACCTTCCATTTATGGCGGCTATTCGCGCATGAAGGGCTTTGAGCGGTTCGACGGTCGCGCTTCGCCTAGCTCCGCGAATTACTATATCGCAATCGGCAGTATCGATGCGCCGATTGTCGCGGGGAACACAATAACAGGCGTCACCTCGGGCGCCACGGCGGTTGTGCTGAGTGTTATTGACGACTCAACGATGATCGTGACCAGGCTGACCGGCGTGTTTGTTGCCGAGTCTTTCACTGTTGGCGGCTTGGCATCCGGGACGCTCGATACGGTGAGCATCAATGCTGCAGGCTCACCATACGATCATGCGGTCTATCGGTCGCTGGCTGCTAATAGCTACCGCACGCTGATTACCAAAGTCCCTGGGGCAGGCCCAGTGCGCGGCGTCAAATATTACAACGGCTCACTTTACGCGTTTCGAAACAATGTCGCGGGAACAGCTTGCGTCATGTACAAGGCAAGTCCCGCCGGCTGGGTGGCGGTAGCCTTTGGCCGCGAGATTCAATTTGCGCAGCGGTCCTCTGTCGCGACTATCACTATTGCGGCGCCAGGGGTTGTTACGTGGACGGCGCATAAACTCGCCAATGGTCAGCAAGTGACGTTTAGCATCTCCCAACTGGCCTATCGCCAGGGTTTGCGTATTACGTGGTAGGCGTCACCGCAAACACATTCGAGCTCGCCACGACAATAGGCGGAACGTCGGTCACCACCAGCGGAACGCAGTCCGGAATTCACACCGCCTATCTTGTGGCAACTGAGATTAACGAGGGCGATATTGTTACCGGCGTTACCTCTGGCGCGCTAGCCGTCGCCAAGCGGGTGCTGCTGCGTACTGGAACGTGGAATACGGCGCCAATCGGCTCCATCGTCTTTGATACGGTGACGGGCGTCTTCGTCAGCGGCGAACCTCTGTCGGTGGCTGGGAAAACCATCGTCAACGCGTCGACCGCAGATACGGCTATCGGCCTAGCGCCAGGTGGCCGGTTTGTTTTTGACAATAACAACTTTTCCGGAACGAGCGCGACCTATCGCATGTATGGGTGCGATGGCGTGAATCTGCTGTTTGAATTCGACGGCACGCGCCTTATTCCAATCCGAACTGGAGCGATACCTGATGCGCCAAGCTTCCTAGCCATCTGGAAAAACATGATGGTTGTCAGCGTGGGCGCATCCATCCAATTATCGAGTATCGGTGACCCTTATGCATGGACGGCGCTCACCGGCGCCGCCGAACTGGCGATTGGCGACGTCTGCACCGGCCTGTTGCCGCAACTAGGCAATCAGCAGGTCGGCGCGCTGGCGGTGTTCTCGCAGCACAAGACATTCATTTTATACGGCACGAGCACCGCCGATCTGCAAATGATCGAGCAATCACCGGACGCCGGCGCGCAAGCGTACAGCTCGCAGAACATCGGCTATGCCTATTACCTGGATACCAAGGGCGTTGTGCAGATTAACTCTAGCCAAGCCTTCGGCAACTTCCAGTCGTCCACACTCACGCGACTGGTCCAGCCGTTCATCGACATCAAGCGTGGGCTGTGCAAGGCGTCATGCATCGTGCGTAGCAAGAATCAATATCGGCTGTTCTTTTCGGATGGCACTGGGCTGATCATCTATATCACCGAGACGCCGCAAACAGATGGCGTCGGGTCCGGTGTGGCACAGGCGATCATGCCATTCACTTACAGCTTGAGTGGCATGTTCATTAACGGCGTTGATTCCGTTGTGGATACGAGCGGCATTGAAAGGCTATTCGCCGCAGGTTCGGACGGGTTCGTTTATGAACTCGATCAAGGAACAAGCTTTGATGGCGGCAATATCCCGGCCCATCTCATCATGTCATTCAATAACAGCAAGACTCCGCGCTCGCGCAAGCATTATAAGCGCGTTATTTTGCAAGCGGATTGCGATGGCATCGCACAGGTCAATGTTGGATATGACCTATCATATTCCGGCTCTGAATCGGCATCAGGAGTTAGCACGTTATCGACACTGGTTGGCACTGGCGGATATTGGGATCAGGCGGTGTGGGACAGTTTTAACTGGGATAGCCCGGTAGTTCAGGAATACGTCATCGATACCCCTGGCAATGGCCGAAACATTGGCCTTCTCATTTACAGCGATAACGCCATTGACGAAAGCTACACGATATCGTCGGCGATCATCAATTACATCATCAACCGTCTGGAGCGATAACTTGTCCAATCTATACTACACCGCGTCAGGCAATCCAACGCCTTTGAGCCGCGCGTCATCTGTGGTTTCGCGCAATGAGTCGTTGCTCATCCAACAGGCATTCGATAAGCTTCCCGATCCATCCGACGTTGCAGGAGGTATTAGCAACTTTTACAATGACACTGGCACGCCTAGTGCTTTAGTCATTACGTCGATTGATCCAAATATCACGGCACTGACTGACGGGCTTGAGCTTGTTATTCGTGCCGAGAATAATTCAACTGGCCCAACTACGGTTCTTGCTGGGAGCTTTCCTCTCAAGCAAGTTCGCTCTTTTGATGGTGTTCAGCTAGTTGCCAATGACTTCGTAGCAGGCCAATTCATTACTATCCGCTATGATAGCGAAAACGATTGGTTCCAGTACACGACCAACTCAACGAAAGCGGCGCAATCGGCCACAGCCTCCGCTGCTGCTGCTGCTGGAAGTGCTAGTTCCGCGTCTGCGAGCGCCAGTTCCGCATCCACATCCGCTAGTAACGCGGCCACAAGCGAGACGAACGCCGTAGCCGCTGCCATCGCTGCGCAAGGCACTCAGGTTATTTCCACCAGCACTACCAGCAACCCTATCGGGTTGGGCGACACCACCTTTACCACGCAGGCGGGAAAACAGTTCGCCATCAACGTCCCGGTGATCGCGGTTGACTCGGCCAACGCGGCAAATTACATCGCCGGTACGATCAAATCGTATTCCGGCACTACCCTAGTTATCACAGGCATAAAGACTGGCGGAAGCGGAACTATTGCATCATGGAATATCAGTATTTCCGGTGTCATGGGGAGTCAGGGTATCCAAGGTTTGCCAGGCGGCGTTACCGGTGGGAATCTGACTGGCGCTATCAATGAAATCCGTGGTACTGATATCACCAGCGGACCAACGCCGGATATCTGGACTACAGGCAACCTTTATCGCGTAACTAGTACAGACCCAATTACAGGGTTCCCCGCCGCACCGCAAGCTGGTGCCGAACGTGTGCTTTGGATCGATAGTGTCGGTACGCCGATCACGAGCAGCGCAAACTTGATCGTAGAGGGTGGCTCGACAACTCTACGAGTTAATGACAAGGTTACTATTCGTGCGCTAACGACTACTATTTTCCTAGCGACTATTGATCGAGGTGACGGCACGGCGGTGACGGCGCCGCCTGTTTATCCGTCACCTCGCAACCAATTTCTTATTCCGTCTACGCAGGTGTTCACACCACCTATTACCGGGTGGTATCGCGTCACCGTGATCGGCTCTGGCGGGCGAGGGGGCAGAGCGTACGGCACCACCGCGCGCGCAACCGGTGCCGGCGCGCCTGGCAAGTCAATTAAGTGGTTCTACTTGATTGCTGGCACTGGTTACACGTTCAATATCGCATCGGGCGTAGCAAATGCAAACCCGAATACTAGTTCTAACGGCACAGATGGCTTTGCAAGTACCTTTACCGGCCCCAGTGGTGTGGTAATTACCGCAAATGGTGGTAAGGCTGGAGTTTTTTCTCAGGGTACAGTCAACGTTACTCTTCTTGGTGGTTTGGGAGGTACAGCCACCGGCGGCGACATCAACATCACGGGCGGCCGAGGCGGCAACATCACCATCACCGGATCGAGCGGCACCGCTAGCAACATCGCAACGGGCGCGGGATCGGTAGGCGCGCGCGATGTTGGGTACAACGGGGGCGACATTACTTTCTCGTCGTCCACCTCGACCGGTACAGTTGAACTTGCCACTGGCGGCGCTGGCGTAGGCGGTAATGGCGGTTCGATCAACTTTGCAGGCGCAACGGCAGCGGCGGTATATCGTGCTGCTACCGGGTCAGGCGGCGCGGGCGGGCCTGGCACCGCGATCACGTCGATCACTACCAACGTGGACGCATTGACCGCTGGCGGCCTGAATGCTGGGTATGAGGCACTTTCGACACAAGCTACCTACATGATGGCGCTGCTTGGTTCTACAGCGGGCGGGGTCATCGGCAAGCGCAACCCATCCAGCACCGGTGCAAATCCTGATAGTCTCTCTGGTGCAGGTGGCGCTGCGCAAATAGCCATGGACGCTAATGCAAATCCATCTGTGGCTACAGCAATTGCTGGGTTTCTTGCGGGGGGAGGCGGCATAACGATTGCTGTAGCTGATGTAGCGCATACTGGGCTTGGTTCTCGATTTGGAGGACCAACAGGTGGATATACGGCCCCGACAGGTGGGTCAACTGCGAATGGCGCAACACAATCAGGCTTCGGCCTTGTTGAATGGTAAAGGAGAATATTATGGGTGAAAAATGGTGGCCTGATAATTGGCGTGATCTTCCGGTGGCTGAATATCCATCGAATCTTCCGCGCGATATCTATCAACTAGATGAAAATGGCGATCCATGGAATACCTCGTGGTGCGCGGAGGAGGTGGCGCCACTGGTATTCCCGCCTGGCACCTGGGCGATCAGCCCGACGTGGGTTCCTCCCGATCCACCAGCCTAGCCAGCAGCCGCAATAATGGATGCATGGCCGGATTATTGCCTCGCATAATGCTAAAATAATGGGCAGCACCAACAAATTTAGGAGCCTATAAATGGCAACCCCGCAAGGTCTAGTATCCGGCGCCACTGGCGCAGCTCAACCCGCATCCGCTACGAATGTAAACACGTCGGGGAAGCCTGTCGATTACTCGGCTGTTATCCAAAATCTCTATCGCACAAATCTTAACCGAGATGGCGAAACCGCAGGCATCGACCATTACAACCAACAGTTGCAAAGTGGGCGCTCTCTCGCTGATGTACAGAATGATTTTGTCACCAGCGAAGAATACAAGCTGCTTCATGACAAGAAGGAAGCGCTTGACGGAGCGAAGCAATATTATGCCAGCCAGGTAAAAATCGATCCCGCTCAGCAAACCGTTGAAGGGCGGATTGCTGGACTCACCGACCCAAACAGCCAGATCAATGCGCGCGCCATCGCTCAGGCGAAACAGGACGCTACCAAGCGCGGGCTTGTGAATTCCAGTATTGCCGGCTCGGCAGCACAAGCCGCCGTTCTGGACAAGGCGCTTCCGGTGGCTCAGCAAGACGCATCGATGTACTCCAACGCGGCGATGAGCAATGCCTCGGCGGAAAACACCGCAGCGCAGTTCAACGCCAATGCCGTCAACCAGTTTTCGCTGCAAGACAAGGCTAGCGCTAGCCAGTTGGCATTGCAGAATAATGCCAACGCCAACCAACAAACGCTGCAGGATAAGAGCAATGCGTCCGCTGCGGCGATTGCGCAGCTCAACTCAAACACGCAATTGGCGCTAGGGAATCTGGATGCGAAGACCAAGACTGATCTGCAAAATATCGTGTCGAAGAACAGTCAGTTGTTGCAAGCGAACACTTCGGCGGCTAATGCGGTGTCCCAACTCATGCCC